TTTCTTTATTTATTGTTTCGTAAATTGAATGTTTTATACCTCGACTTAAATTTAGGACAACTCTTGTCCAATTTTCTGATTCTTCTATTGGTTCCACCCACGTTTGAATGTTTAAGTATAGTGATTTGAGGTTTATGGAATCGACTGTTCCGTAGATAACTTTGGCGGTTTTAAAACCGTGGAGTTGAGAGGTTTTCCCCTTTTTCATTAATTTTCATATTATTCTGTTTATTGTTTATAAAAAAATAAGTGTTTTTACTACAATAGTCAAAATTTTTTGTAAGAATAAGATATATGTTATATATGATAATAGTAAAATTAAATAACAACATTACAATTGAGAAGGCTTTAAAACTTTATAAAAGTAAAGTTATTAAAACCCGTCAAAGTGGGGAACTTTTTAAAAGAAAGGAATTTGTTAAGAAATCTGTTATTAAAAGAAATGAACTTTCTAAGGCCAAGTATGTCCAAAAAAAGTTCAAATCAGATAATGATTAAAGATTCTCTTTAAGATTTTTAAGTTTGAAATACGTAAGTTTGTCGTATTTTTCAGAAATTACTTTTGAAATAGTTTCATCAATTCTTACTTGCATTGAATTATCAGTGCTAGCATTTTTCATTTCTGTTAATTTTTCAACCACACCTTCTTTAAGTGTGTTGTATTTTTCATTCAATATTGAGTCATCCTCAGACAATAAAGAAATTAATTCTTTTTTATCAGATTCATTTAAACCATCAATATAACTTTTAATAGTTTTGTTGGCAACACTTACCATAGTTGATAATGGTAAATCAATACCCTCAGTTTTTGTTATTGGTAATTTTTTAAGAGATTCTGAAATAACTTTTCTACTTTTAATTTTTGATTCGATAGTTAAAACATCGCTAGAAAATAATATATCAATATCGGTATAGTTGCTCTCAACATTTTTATTACCAACCCAAGCAACTAATTTATTGATATCGGATTGTTTAATTTTGTTTACAGTATTCTCGTAAATTTTAATAGATTCATTGATATAATCATTACAGTAAGATTCACTTAATGACTTAGGTGAACTTAATTCGTCGTATAGATAAAACAATTTACTAATGTTTTTATTTTCTATAACAAGTTTCTTAAATGTTTTTAATTCGTTTTTGAACGTGTCGTTAGCATATGATTCTAATAACACATTTTCTATCTTTGTTTTTAATAAACCAAAATTTTTCATATCTAATTTTTATTATAAATATCTAGTCTTTTAAAAGTTTACTTAATTGAGATTCAATATCTCCTAAAGAATTTTTTCCTTTGGATAAATCAATATACGATTCGTCTTCCGTTAGAGTACTTTGTTCAACTAATATTTTTAAATTATCTCGTTTAAACGACTCAGGTGTTACACCGGCTTCACCTCCCGGTTCAGGTCCTGGAGGCACCTCAGGTGCTCCACCCGGTTCAGGGGCTCCTAAATCTTCCATTCCTCCACCTAAGTCTCCTCCGAATCCTCCTCCACCTCCTGGTGGCGGTGGTGATGATGGTACCGCTCCACCGGCAGTTGCTCCGGATGCTGGATTACCATATAATTTATCAATATTATCAAAAATACCTGTATGAGTAATGATTGTTGCGGTATTGGTTAATTCTGCACCAACAGCCATTTCAATTCTTTGTTGTTGTAAATCTAATTTAATATCTTCATCTGAGAATCCTAAAATGTGTTTCTTAGCCCAAGATACTGATACCGGTGCGATACCGGCAATTGCCGCAACAGCTTGTTGATATAATCCTATTTTTTCTTTCCAAAGTTCAACTTTTAATAAATCCGCTTGAGATGATGGATTTGTTAATGCTAGTGTAAAGTTAGATAATTCATCTTCAAATCCTAATAAAAATAAATGTATGATTGCAATTTTATTTAATTCGGCAATCATAGATTTTTGAATCTTATTAATAGTTCTTGCGAAACGAATATCCATTAATGATAGGTTTTTACCATCACCGGCAGTTTCTTCAAAACCTAAAAACGCTTTAGGAACCCGAAGTGCGGTTAATAATTTCTTTTGGATGTATTCTATATCCGCAATCTCTGATAAGTTTTGAGCACCCGCCAATGTTTCGATAGGCATTGTTGCTGCCGGGTCACGAACAGGAATAAAATAATCTTGGTCAACAGCCATTTGATTAAATCTCATATCCACATTTCCTGTTTTAGCGTCAACAATTTGGTCACGTTTAAATTTGTTTGCAACACGTTGTACATATGCTTCAACATCTTTATCATCCATATTACCAACGAACACTTTGAATACACGTCTTTCCGGCGCTCTTGATGTTCTATAAATTAACATCGCATCTTCGGATAACAATAACTGTTTCCAAATACGTCTTGCTTTTTCTAACATAGATGTTCCATATGGAAGTTTTCTATCATCACCTAATAAACGGAAATGTGCAATCTCCCAAGTGTTGAACTCCATATCCTTTGCCTTCCATTTAAATCTTAACCCTTTATTTTCTACTGGTTCTTCAAGGTTTGCGGATTTGGCGGCCATACCTCTCTCCAAACGTTCAATTTCAATATTTGGTAATTGCATACATCCAACAATCCCTTTATCTGAATCCAATTTTAAGTAGACAAAATTATCACCATATTTACAAGTATTTCTTGTCCACATAGTTAAGTTTGTGTTGATATCTAACACGTTGTTAAATAAATCAGCTAAAATTGATTTTATCCTTTTTGATTCAGAATATATTTGTAACATATAACCATTCTCATCAACTGTTGTTGATTCTTCACCATATATGTCTAAAGCCGCTGATATCTCAGGTGTATATTCCATAGATTCGTAATCATAGAATGATGCTAAACGAGTTGGTTCATAATAAACCGCTTGAGTGTATAAATTACTTTCAATCTTGGTCCATTGGTTAGATAGATAATAAGTTTGTTGAGCCTGTAATTTCTCTCTCTCATATTCCGCTTGAGAAGTTGTTTTTAATAACTCCTTTTTATCCAACTTATATGTTGGGTAATCTTGATTTAATAACGAATTTGGACCAAATGCTTGTGAAAGCCTTTGCCAAACCGTTAAATCTGTATTTTGATTATTTTCCATATTTTAAATTTAAATATATTTTTCCTTATATAAATAGTTTACTTTGTTCTATATTCCTCCATCTATAATTGTCCATCCATAACCTCCACTTATCGTTGAACCTGTTAATATATTTTTACCTGCTTGTCCACCCGATGTTGTATAGTTTGCTGAACCAAAATTAATGGTTATTCCTGTTTTAGGATTTTTGGTTGACCATCCATTATAAATAGCGTCTAGATTTGTTGTTGAGAAGGTTGATGGTGTTTTTCCAAGCATAAAATCAGTAAAATTGGTTACACCCGATATATTCCAATTTCCAATGTCTTGATTAAACGCCGTTGCCGATTGAAACATACCTCCCATATTTATAACATTTGAAACATTCCATCCCGATAACGGTTGGTTAAATGATGAATTTGCATAAAACATATTACTCATATCCGTAACACCTGAGACATTCCAATTATTAATATTTTGGTTGAATGTGGAATATGCAAACATATAACCCATATTTGTAACCTTTGAAACATTCCATCCGGATAATGGTTGGTTAAAATATAAATTTTCTCCAAACATAGCTGACATATCTGTAACACCTGAGACATTCCAGTTATTGATGTTTTGATTAAATTGTGAGCCAAAAGAGAACATACCTCCCATTTGTTCGACATTTGAAACATTCCATCCGGATAATGGTTGATTAAATGGTGTATTTCTAAACATATTACCCATATCTGTAACATTTGAAACATCCCACAAACTTATATCTTGGTTAAATTGTGAATTAAAGAACATAAAACCCATATCTGTAACATTTGAAACGTCCCATAATTCAATATTATTAATTGTAGTTAATGAGGTACAATTATAAAACATAGAACGTAAAGTTGTTGTACTAATTAAATTTAAAGTATCTGTAACACCGGTTAATATTAAGTTATTACAATTGGTATAACCACCGTCATTAACTAAATTAAAATTACCCCCCCATTGTAAAATTTCAATAATTTTATCGTTACTACCACCGTAAATACCAAAACTAAATTTATTAATTAAACCATATATAGTCACAGTATAGTCTCCCGGTGTTGTGTAGGTATGAGTACGGTTTCCATAAGAATTTGATGTAATATTACCATCACCCCAATTAATAGTTCCATTATATGTACCGGTATTGGAATAAGGTAATGTTATTGACTCTGTTGAACCTGTTGTTCTCCAAACAGAAATAAATGGTGGTAAAGGTGTTGAACTAGGTGTTGTAGTAATAGTAGGGGTTATTGTATTTGTAGGCGTATTAGTTGGTGTAATGGTTGGAGTTATTGTTGACGTTATTGTTGGCGTTGGTGTTATTGTTGACGTTGGTGTTATTGTCGGAGTTATACTTGGTGTTGGTGTTATTGATGGTGTTACAGTCGGTGTTGGACTTGGTAATGGATAATCCAATATACAAGTCCCACCTGTATCAATGATATATATTTCACCT